TGTATGCTTTACGAAAGATACATGATTAAAAAAATAGTTGCATTAGAAAAAGTAATGGTGTAATCTACGCTTGTAGCACCTAATCAGATAACCTAACTATGAGGACAATTCGTATGAAACTATGCACTAGCTGTATGCACCTACGCTCAGGTGATGAGTGTTCTGTATTACCCCAAGTCAATCCTGTTAACGGCAGACCAATCTATTCGTTTGCATATACCTATCGCATGAATGAAGAACGATGCGGTATGGATGCCAAGTGGTTTGAAGAAGTAGACCACGAAGCACTTGATGAACTATCCACAATTCCATTCGGGAGATAAACCATGGCAAGAACCAAAGGTAGCACCAACACAAGCACAACCCTACAAAAGCGTATTACAGCGTTAGAAGGATTAATAGAGCGCCAGGATGAAGCTGTTGAGCAAGGGCTTGATGAGATTGCAGAGCTACGCAAGCAAGTAGATTTCTATCGCAAGCAAGTTAATCATCTAATTGCACTACTCAATATCATTACTAGGGGTGCATGATGGCTAATGCTCAATCAGACTTTGCGCCAGATGTGCGCAATAGCGCCTGGTGGAGTGGTGATTCCCGCATGGCTGCCAATGGTCGTGCGGTGGATGCCATACTCACCAAGCAAGGTAAACGGGAAGCGCCAGACTTATCCAATGTGGAAGCGGTGCAGATGGGTCATGTCATGCAACCTGTCATTGGGCGCTTATTTCAAGATAAACATAAGATGGAGTTAAAGGAAGCTGACTATGCCCTCACTCACCCCAAACACGATTGGATGCGTTCTCATTTTGATTTCATTAGTGCAGATGGTCGTGTGCTTGTTGAAGCAAAAAACTATAACGCTGGAGTTCGCAATAAGTTTGATGCCGATGCTAATCGGATTCCTGATGCTGACCTTGCCCAGCTCATACACGAATGTGCTTGTCATAATATCGATCGTATATTTTTGGCTGTTCTATTTGGTGGAAGCGAATTTGTAACCATTGAGTTTGAGATCACCGAGGGTATGAAAGATGACCTAGTACAGCGTATGGCTAAGTTATGGGCGTATTGCAAGACCGATAGCCTACCACCAGCAGAAACCATAGAGCAGACCAAACTGATCTACCCAAATAGCACCGATGAATCCATTGTTGCAACGCAAAATATTGAGTTAGCAGTAGCACAGCTAAAGCAGTACAAAGCTAGCATTAAGGCGCTTGAGGATCAGAGCGAAGCCTTAGAGGTAGCAATCCGCAACACCATGGGCGACAAGAGCGAGATCGTATCCATCTCAGGGGATACCTTAGTGACCTGGAGATCCGCTAAGACATCCAAGCGCTTTTCTAGTGATCTCTTTAAACAAGCCATGCCAGACATTTACGAGCAGTTCGTAATTGAGCAACCTGGTAGCCGTAGATTTTTAGTGAAGTAAAGCCTAATGAAAGGGGATAAGATGAGCAATATTGTCAGCTTTACGGATATGTCGCAGATGGCAGAAGCAATAGCCAAAAGCGGTTTATTCGGGATGAAGGATACCAATAGCGTGTTAGCGCTAATGGCAGTAGCACAAGCGGAAGGTATGCACCCCGCCACAGCAGCACGGGATTTTCATATCATCCAAGGCAGACCAGCATTAAAAGCCGATGCGATGCTAGCTAGGTTTCAAAATGCGGGTGGTAAAGTGGACTGGAAGGACTACACAGATGAGAAAGTTACAGGCGTATTTAGTCACCCCAATGGTGGAGAGCTTGCCGTTACATGGACAATTGAACAGGCAACCAAGATCGGTCTTGTCAAACCAGGTTCGGGCTGGCAAAAGTTCCCAAGAGCAATGCTCAGATCCCGATGCATTTCGGAAGGTATACGATCGGTGTTTCCTGGAAGTGTTCAAGGGTTCTATTCCGTTGAAGAAGTAAGCGACTTTGATGCGCCCAAACCCAAGGATATGGGTAGCATAGTAGTCGATCCTGGTACGGGTGAGATTGATCTAAACACGATCAAAGAGGATATTCCCGATTCAACCCCAGACATTCCAAAAGGTAATTTTGGCAACATGGTTCATAAACTGCACCTATATGTTCCAGGTCAGCAAGAGCCATACGCCACATTCTTTAGCCTTGAGGATTGGATTGAGGGATTCCTGGATCTATTCCAGCGTATCCAGAACTCCACCAAGTATGACGATAAAGAGAAAACCAAGAAGTACAACCAACTACGAGCTGCCAACGATGCTTTTACAAAGACATGGAGTGGTATGCAGACATCTAAGTTTTTAACCCGCATAGCTGAAATAAGGAGAGATTAAATGGCTAATGGACATATCGCCCAAATGGGCAAAGGAGTATTGTTTGGTAATGCTGATAAGAAGCATGAGAAAGCACCCGACTGGAAAGGCACGATGTTGCTGTCTGAGGATTACAAAGCGGGTCAAACGCTCAAGATTGCTGGCTGGACTAAGAACACCCCAAAAGGGCAGCTCATTAGTCTATCCGAGGATAACTGGAAACCACAAAACACCCAGGAATATCCAAGAGAAGTAAACCATGTTAAAGATTCAGATGTACCCTTTTAAGGAGATCACCATGAAAAAAGCAATTGCTATTGTTTTACTGTCGATGATGTCATTAAGCGTATCAGCTCAGGTTAAATGCCAGCCTGATGGTAGAGGTGGAATGTGCTGTTGGGATGTAGGCACACAAGGACCATTTAAGCCTATTGGCTGTTAATGATTGTTCTAGACCTACCCTACCCACCCTCAATCAATAACTACTGGATTGCTAGTGGACACCGCAGATTTATTAGTAAGCGTGGTGTCCTCTTTAGACAATCTGTTATGGAATATGTCATGGACAACGAAGTTCCAAAGCTAGGAGAGCAGTCTTTGAGTGTGCATATTGTGTTAAGACCACGCAGTAAGAAGCTCATGGATATTGATAACTGTGCAAAAGCAATCCTAGATGCTTGCGAACACGCTGCTATTTTTGATTCCGATGTCCAGGTGGAAAAGCTATTGATTGAGCGAGGGCTGCCCAAGAAGGGTGGCGGGTGTGTCGTAATGATTGAAGTAATCCCCTCTAGCTCAGAGGAGAATCCGCAAGGATAGTTAGGTAAGGTGCGCCAGCCATCTATCTGAGCAAGCTGGCACTATTAGAGGGAAAGGCACAAGAGAAATGAACAATGAACCAGTAGCGTGGCTGAGCCAAGGCGGTGATGTGTCAAGAAGTGCAGATTACTTTGTAGAAATGGGTTTTACAGACTTGATTCCACTCTATACCCATCCAGTAAAAGAACTAACAGATGAGGAAATAATTGCAGTAGGTAATGCAGTTGTAAACCATATTGATTCTAATGAGGGCTGGATTGAATTTGCTAGAGCAATACTAAGAAAGGCACAAGAGAAATGAATGGTAACGATTTAACAATCAACCGAGATATGAGCCAATACACAATTTTGGCATCTCCTGAGCCGATTGGATATTGGCAGATTACACCTGAGGTAAAAGGTGGTTGGTCTACAAGGTTTGCGGTGTATGCGCCACTAAATCCAACGCATATTAAAAACACCGAAGAACTGCTTGGCTGGAAGTATATTGATGGAAAGGCACAAGAGAAATGAATGTTCCATACAACACAGGAAAAGTAAAGATTGGTAGCAAGTATGTACCACCGAAGCCAAACTACATGGATGAGGATTCCGAACTGATCCAAAGCGCCATGTTGGGTTTGTGGGCAAAAGAGCGCAGATACGAGATGAAATGGATTGCTTACCTTTTGTCTTTAGCTCTATCTATTTTCATTCTTATGGCTGTCAAGTAATGGACTTTAATGAGCCTGAAGATAGCTTTATGGATGTTGTTTGTAAGCTATTGATTCTATTCATTGTTGTTTTGATTTGCTTACTGATTAACTGGATTATTGCCAGAACATGATCTACTTTCTTTCTAGCCTAGATACCTATGAGATTGCCTGGGCAGCAGCAGATCGTTGCAAGTACAAGCGGGATCAGGGCTTGGTCAACTACAAGCGGGTTGATAAGAAGCGGGATAACTACGGCACAGCCAGGGAAGGATTGACGGGCGAGTGGGCAGTCAGCAAATACCTAGACATTCCCGTAAATCTTGAAAATTATTTGGGGGGTGATCCAGGATGGGATTTTGAATATAAGGGCTTGAAGGTCGATGTCAAGACAACTAGGGCTAAGTACCTACTGTTCCAATCCCATGCTCATTTCAAAGCCGATGTAGCCATCCTAGTGCGCTATCACCAAGATTTCTTAGTGGAGATCCTAGGCGCTATTACACGGGATGAATTTTTTAAGGTAGCCCAGATTAAAAACCTAGGCTATCACGACAATTATGTTGCAACGCAAGATCAACTAACACCAATTGAGGAATTTAAAAATGCAAGAGAACACCAAGAAGCCTAAGATTTTTATAGCTACGCCCATGTATGGCGGGATGTGCGCTGGCTTTTATACCCAGTCAATCATTCAACTGCTGACTACTTGCCAGGCTAATGGCGTGGATGCGGAGTTTAGCTTTATGTTTAATGAAAGCCTAATTACTAGGGCTAGAAACTCATTAACACATACCTTCCTCAAGACCGACTGCACTCATCTTATGTTCATTGATGCGGATATTAAGTTTAGAGCAGATGATGTCATCCACATGATTCGAGCTGAAAAGGATATTCTTTGTGGTATCTATCCTAAAAAGGAGATCAATTGGTATTCAGTCAAAGCAGCCATGGATCGTGGTGTGCCATTCGATCAGCTCAAAAGCCATACGGGTAGCTTTGTCGTAAACCTAGTGAACTACGCTGGAGAGGTAACTGTACCAGTCAATGAGCCAGTCGAGATATTCAATGGCGGTACAGGATTCATGCTGATTAAGCGTGAGGTCTTTGACAAGCTAGGCGATCTAGTGCCAAGCTACTCCAATGATGTGGTGGATCTGGGCGGTAAGATGGCGCAGTCTGAGCCAATCAGAGAGTTCTTTACTACTTCCATTGAGCCAGGCACAAACCGATTGCTCTCCGAGGATTACCACTTCTGCCGTATCTGGAGAGAATCAGGCGGTCAGGTATATGCAGCGCCATGGTGTCAGCTAGCTCACATCGGCACTTATACCTTTGAAGGTCAACTCACACCATCGGAATAACCATGAAAATACATACTGTAGAAGGCAAGCAATTAGAGTTCAATGATGAGAACTTAGTAGCTGTGTACCAGGAGAAGTATCGCTTGTACGATCGATTCTTGCCACACTTAGCTAGTTACTTGGAGGGTGCGGTTGTGGATGTTGGTGCTAACTGTGGCGCATTAGCGGTAGCCATGGGCGTGAAAAATCCAGCACTAGAGTTCGTTTGCATTGAGCCAGAGGATAAGCACCTACTTCACTTACATAAGAATGTGTTGCAGATTAGCAACAAGGTTCAAGTGGACAAGGCTAAGATCGGTACGCAGTACAAGCTGTTGGATAAAGTTCTTGAGCAGTTTGATGTTAAGGACATTGGCTTACTCAAGGTGGATGTGGATGGCTATGATTGGGATGTACTCGATAGCTATTCGTTTACGCAGAAGCCACCTATATACATTGAGGAAGATTTTAAAGAGCCATGGCAATACGAGAAATACTTTGCCATGAACCAGCGCTTATCCAATCTGGGCTACAACAACATCTGGATGTTTGACAACTTTGGCTGCCTAATTGGGTTTACAAAGGACTGGGATGTAGTCAATAGTCTTAATGCGTATGTTAATCGCATGAAAGCTGGACAGTCAGCCATTACATTGTGGTACATGGATTTGCTGCTATGCCAAGACCAGGATGTTGATAATCTAGGTCAAGGCGTAATCAGCTATATCAGCGCTTAGTCTTGCGCTTTGCAGTCTTAGCAGAACGGATAAAGGCTTCCTTGGTTGGATAGCCTTTCTGTCCAGGCTCTTTAGGTGGTAAGCCCTTCTCTCTGCGCTTATTGATGTTGTAGTACAAACCCTTCTTTATCGGCATTTCCATCTCCTTAACGATGCTTTAGCCCTAGTAGCTGGTCCTTTAGCCTTACGCACAACTCCAGACATACGGGCGCAAAATGATGCCTTACGCCCTTTTTCAGACTTGGTACGGGGGTTAGGTGCTGGTGCTTGGAGATTGCTGCCTGTAGCTCGATTTAGCTTGGCTCGACCTTTAGCAGTCAAACCAGCGCCAGCCTTTACAGATAGCTTCTCTCCACGCCCAACAGACAGACTAGGATTCTTCTTAGCCATTAACGCTTCATCTTACGACCAGAAGCCTTCTTCATAGCATCACGCTTCATAGCTGCATCGGAGTACATACGACCAGCAGCAGCTTCACGCTCACCACCTTCCATCTCCATTTGACGGGCAGACTTGTTGCGATCCTCAATTGGTTGCATTACTTTTTTGTTTTCCATTATCTAGTTCCTTTTCTCATTTGACGGGGTTTTGGTTTTCCAGCAGTTCTTAATGCAATGGCAATGGCTTGCTTTTGAGGGCGACCTTCCTTCACCATTTTGCTGATATTGGATGAAACTGTCATGTCACTACTACCTTTTTTAAGCGGCATATGGGCGTGTTCCTTGTTTGTCAATGATGAGGGCTTGCTGTCTAGGCTTGTCCTCTGGGTTGTTAGGAATCGAGATATGTGTCCAGCGGTCAAACTCCCGAATGATTTGATCGTATCCTAAGCCAGCAGCCATCACAGCTTTGACCACTTCATCTGGTGTCATGCCAGGCACACGAATATCGGCTGCACAGCCAATGCGGTGCTGGCTAGTATCCTTAGATCCGACTGCATCGTTGACTTGCTTGCAACGGAAAGCGGAATTAATCATTACTGGCTTGCCACCAAGGGCATCCTTGACTTGCTCTAAGAACTTAGCAAGCCTGGCAAGATTGGCTAGCTCATCCGTGTTTGGGGTGTTGTCAAACTGCCGATGATCGGTATGCGTTAACTCCTCAAGAGTAAAGTGCAGACTAAGCGGGGTTATCATTTTTCTTTGCTTTCATGTCCATAATCTTTTCTAGGGTGCGACCACCAAAGTACGCACTCATTATCAACATTCCCCATTGACCTAGTAAATTTACATACGATTCTTTAGCATCATAGCCAAATGCAGACATCATGGCAAACAAGAAATAACCAGCAAAAATAGCTACTAATGACATTGGTCTTATATTTTTAGACAGCCAGGAATCACTAGCAAGGTCAGCCTTCCAACGATCAGATATATTGTTCTGTTCGTTCATGTCAGCATTTAACTCAGCTAACCGACCTTCTTGTTGCATTTTTAATAGTTCAGCCTGAGCCTTAGCTTTGGCTTCTGGATCTGGAATAAACTTGTCTAGGACTTTCATCCCAACATCAAATAACGCCATTAATGGAATCATTTTTTACCACCCCATACAATGAAATAAGCTATATATCCCGCAACCAAAAAACACCAGAACTGCACCCACCTTACTTTTGACAGCTCGGCATCAAAGTAATCTTTGTCTGCCTTTTCTAACTTCTCAATCTCAACCTTAATCTGGATTAATTTATCCCATTCTTTAGTACCGTACTTCTTTATAAAATCTACCCTTAATTTGTACTCCTCATCCGATATTTGCTTACGGTGTTTGTACTCCTCAAGGGCTTTATATATCGCCCGTTCCTTCTTTAACTCTGCTTCTCTGCGCTCACGAATCTTTGCTTGCGCTCTTTGCCTTGCTACATCGACTGCTTCCTTCTGTACTTCTTCAATGTTCTTACCGATCTCACGACCAGCTTCTCGCCCTGTCTTTATCCCCTCGCTGATGCCTTTAGCGCCAGCAGATAACCCCAGTTCGTCTGACATAAATCACTATCATTTTCCTATTATTGTATTTGTTGAGCTGTAATAATTACAGATGGTACTGCTGGTACGGTAGCTGTTGCATCAATGTGTTCTAAACGAATGTTAGCGTTATCCGTTACCCAATAAATTTCCATGTAATCACCAGCAGCTAAGCTTGTAATAAAGTTCCAGGCAGCGACCACATAAGGCGCATTGGATGGCACGACTAGTTTGGTAGCAGAATTAGCAATTGCATTGCCATTCAAGGCAAACCAAATATCAACCGTTTGTCCTTGCCCACCACCGCCAGTATAGTGATACTGAGCTGAAAACTGAATATTGTATGTACCAGCATTTGCAAAGGTTATTTCAGTTCGTTTGCTAGAAGCATTTAACTCCATAGTTATACCATCAGCATCAGCCGTAGTTTCGACTGCCATGGCAATTGGAGTGTTGGCAGCTACCGTTTGGTCAACAGAGCTATAAAATGAACCATAGCGTAAGCTACCACCACCAGTAATATTAAAGGTGATTGAGCCAGCAGAGCGTAACATTAAATGCCATCTCCAGGAGTAATCTGAACTACCGATGTGCCGCTAGCTGTTGCAGCCGTAAAGTATTGGTTAACATTAAAAGTAAAGACTTCAACGCTATTAGCGTTCATTACAATAGTTGATCCAACAATCGTTGTATTTGCCGTTGCTGTTGCAGCAGCAGCAGTATCACCAAATCCAATATAAACAGCAACATTGCCACTATTGTTAATGCGGTACTGAGTGCCACCAATTGTTGTCGATAAGGCTCGTACTGGAGTTGGCGGGCTAACTGCTGCGGTCAGAGTTACGGTGTTCCCCATTGGGGTAAAAGCCATTATTCCCATTAGATAATGTCCTTTCCACCAGCGTTGCCAGGCTTAGATGTTGGTGACTTACGCTGATCTGAGCTGCCAGAAAAGCATTGCATCGACATATAACCCATTGGATTTGTGCGACTTGGCTTACCACGCATCATTGCATCGGTAATCGTGGTAGAGCGCATTGGCTTACCGACTGAGCTACGGGGTTCGTTCTTTTCTTCGGAAAGTTCTTTACTGAGATATTCCTTCATCATGTTTTTCATTTGTTTCTCTCTTTCGTGTGTTGAGTAGAAGATAGCTGAAAAGGCAGAAAAACGCCATAGTTCCCAGTCTTTCCAGAGTTGGTTCGTACATTGTCCAGCAAGCTAGACTGAACGATAGTGCTAGCGCCAGAATCACCATCAAACGGTCTGAGATGACCTTTAATGCTAAACGAATAAGTGCTACTGCTTCCATGTGTATCCCCTGAGTGATTAAACAAGTTCATAGTTTAACCTTCCTCATCATCTGTTGCAATAAACCCACTACCCCATTCATCGTCAGAAATCTTCTGTTTGAGCTTTTCCACATTAATAGCACGATCTAGCACCTTGCATTTGTCAGTCAGACTAGCCATCGGATCAGCCATAACATCTGTCAATAGCTTTTCAATAGCTGTTTCAAGTTCTGGGTTTAAGCCCTTTTGTTTCTTAGCCATTAGTCAAATGCCTTGCCAACAAAATACGCAGCTAATGTACCACCAGCGCCATATTTTGCAGCTTTGTAAGCGGAATTTTTAAGCGCTTGTTTTGCTATTCCAGCATCATTAATAGTTTTAGAAATATTATCAATTTCCATTTGCAATGCACGATAGGCTTTTTGGTCGATAATTTGACTGTCTAATAATTTTTTAGAGAAAGAATCACCAATAGAAACAACGGTTTGCGGATCTTTAGCAACAACTAAATCCGATTCAAATTTTCTAATGTCGTTTAATAATTGAGTTTGTTCTTTAACGGTTTTTCGTTCTGTTTCGCCAATTTGTTTAGCAACTTCACCACGCTTTTCAGCAGTTCTCAGATTTATTGCATAGCGCTCTGCATCTGCCAAGGCATTGGTTTCTCTGAGCATTGCACGATTTTGACGGATAAAGTTTTCAACCTCTTTAGCTGATCCCTTACTTTCTAGTTGCGCTGCAAAAAACCGTTTTGCCTGGGATTCTGCCAATTGGCGGTTATTTCCTAGAGCGCCTACTAGAGCATTGTAGTTCTCTCTAGACTTAAATACTGCGCCTGGTAGGTCTTTAGCTGCGTAATTAAAGAAGTTTGTGCCTGGAGTGGGTAATTGTTCTCCAATAAGTGTTTTTCCTACCTTGGTTTGGAATACCCGTAATGGCTCAGAATCTTTCCTATATTGGTTTAAAAACTTCTCAATACCAGGAGAAAACTCTTTCATAATGGCTTCAATACGGTTTGCTAACTGACCAGCCATTTGCTGACCAATTGCATCGTAACCTTCTGCTGGCAAACCAAAAGCACGGTCATTCAGGAATCTTCTTGCAATTTCTAATCCTTCAAAACTAGCCGTTGGTTTGCTGACCACCTCTCCAGCTTCATTCACAATGGTGCGATCCAGGAAACCACGAACCTTTTTTAGCTGATTAGCAACCTCATCAACTGGTATCCCAGCCAAACCCGTTGTTGGGTTTTTAATCATGGCATCAATTTCTTGCAAAGCATCGTTGTAAGCCTTAGTGGACTGTATCGTTTCTCCCGCTGCTTCACGCTGAAACGCCTTGCCAAAAGCATCTTGCTTTAATGTTTGAGCATTGGCTTCCCGCCTAGCTTTTAGGTTATCTAAAACACGGGTGGTAGCGCCACGGATCTCATCACCAATCTCTTGAGTAGTCTGTGCAATAGGCTTGAATCGACCAGCTTCTTGAGCTGTACGCATACCAGGCAAATTTCTAGCTGCTAATTCAGATTGTCTAGCTTGGCGCTGTGCGGTAGTTTCGGCTGCGCCAGCCCTTTGTTCAGCTAAAGTAGCTTTTTGACCAGCAATGCCAGCTTCAGATCCAGCTTGTTCGGTCAATCGTCTTTGTAAGTCAGCGGTCTGCTCTCTGGCTTTAGCGCCCAATTTAAATGATTCTGGGATAACAGAAAACTTATCTACTCCTAGGGTTTTCGCCAAAGAACCAACGCCCTTAACAGCCATCTGCGCACCTTTAGCAGCAGCAGCTTCACCAAATGGCGCAAGTACCATCCCTGTATAACGCTCCGAAGGCGGTATTTTCTCAAGTTGGCTTTCAATCTTTTGTTCTTCACGCTCTGCTCCAGCAATACGCTTACCTAAGTATTTAGGGCTTGTAACCATGCCAATAAATGCTTGCTGTGGAGTAATCGCAAAACCCTTTTCCATCATTGGGAACTGTTGTTTTGTCGAAAGTAATGCAGCTTCAGCAATCTTTCTTGGTCGCAAAGTAAATCCAGGCTCTCTTACCTCACCCTCTTGCGGTCTAATTTCTTCAGGAGAATAGATAGTTTCTTGCTCTGGAGCTTTTCCAGATACCTCTGATAGCTTTAGAGATTTTGGCTCTGCGCTGACTTCCGAAAGTTTCATTGAACCTCCTCAACATCAGGATCGTCTGGGTTATTTGGATCTAATCTCTTTACCTTATATTTCTTGTTACCAATGGTAATGATCTGATCGACTGCATATTTTTGTGGTTTAGGAGCTGCTGGAGCACCGCCACCAGCTTCAGGCATAGTCGATCCAGGAGTTGTGGAAGGTGTTGGTTCACCATAAGTATTGCTAAAACTTGGAGCTTGATCCATTGTTGGCACGGTATAGCCAGCAGATTCATAGGATCTTTTACGCTGACGGGATAACCCCTCGGTGTAGTTAAGCTGGTCAATAACCTGATTAAGAACCACTTTTGGATTATCCGATTTTTTAGCGGTAAATTCTTGGTAGTTTTTAAGTTCGTTACCAGTAAGCGTTGCACCAAATAAAGCATGACGGTTAGGAGCTTGTAAGCGGTTATATTCTGACCACCAACGAATAGCCTTTTGCCCTTCTTCCGTGCCAAGTCTGCGCATCGCTTCATATTGCAAGTCAGAACCAAATCCCAAAAATCCAAGTCCAGCGTATTCGTCTTTAAAATCTTGCTGCAACTTGCGCAATCCAGAAGCCATAGAATCTAAACCGACTACATCATTAAGATCCTTACCTTTTAAAGTTTTTCCAGTAGCTTTTAAGGTCGCAATATTGAGCTGATTAGCACGATCAGCGTTCTTGCTAGCTACATCAACGGCTTGTTTGAGGATTGAATTAGCTCTGGTAATTCCTTGCTTGGCATCAACGGCAGTAATAATGTCGCTATTTAGCCTAGCAAGAGCTGTATTTTTAATCTTTTGAGCTTCAG